TATGGATACTACATACGGCTACGGCTCGTTTAATACGGGCTCTACTTTTGGTTATAACGGCGTAGGTATAGATCGTAATTTTGCACTCCAAGTTAGTAGCGTAGCTCGCTGCCGTAATTTAGTTGCCGGTGTTATCTCCTCGATCGACCTTGCACTTTATAAAAAATCTACTGGTGAAAAGTTAGGATCGCCGGTTTGGCTTGAGCAACCGGATCAACGGCAGCCGCGCAGTGTAACTATAGCTGCAACCGTAGATAGCCTTATGTTTTATGCGGTTGCATATTGGCGCGTAACAAGTTTGTATGCCGATGACGGACGGCCTAGCGGCTTTGAGTGGGTTGCCAATAATCGCGTTACATACACTACTAACCAATACGGTACAGAAATTAAAGATTATTTTGTAGACGGCAACCTCGTACCTATGGGCGGTATCGGATCGCTTGTTACTTTTCAATCTTTGTTACCAGGAGTATTACAGTCTGCAAGTACTACTATTAAAGCTGCATACGATATACAAAGAGCAGCCGCGGTATCTGCAGCTACTCCAATGGCTACTACAATCTTGAAAAATAACGGCGCAGATTTACCAGAGACACAGATACAAGGAATTTTAGCCGGTTGGAATAGCGCGAGAAAAAATCGCAGTACCGCTTACTTAACCTCTACTCTCACTGCAGAAAATATCGGCTTTAGCCCTCGGGATATGATGTATAACGAGGCATCACAATACTTAGCTACTGAAATTAGCCGCGCTATGAACGTGCCAAGCTATTTAATTAGCGCGGATATGAATAATAGTATGACGTACCAAAATATATTAGACGGTCGTAAAGAGTTTGTAGCGTACTCGCTGCAGCCTTATATCTCAGCTATTGAGGATAGGCTTAGTATGAATGACGTAACAAATGCCTCAAATCAGGTGCGTTTTGCGATTGACGATACGTTTTTACGTAGCGATGCAAAAGAGCGTTTAGAGATTATCGAGAAAATGCTCAACCTCGATTTAATAGATGTAAACCAAGCCCGACAAATGGAGCAACTCACACCGCTAGGAGATGCAAGTGCTACTAACGTTTAGTCAAGAAATCCAAGCTGCAGACACAGAGCGCCGGATCGTATCCGGACTCGTCGCGCCATATGGCGAAGTCGGACATACAAGCGCAGGCCCAGTAATGTTTGAGCGCGGCTCTATCTCTATTCCGGATGCAGGATCTATCAAATTACTAGCGCAACATCAACAAGATAAACCGGTCGGGCGCGCTATAAGTTTTAGCGACTCTACGGCCGGCGTATATGGTTCCTTTCGTTTAAGTATGAGCAGCCGGGGACAGGATGCTTTATTACTTGCGCAGGAAAATTTAGTCTCAGGCTTATCCGTAGGGGTGGATGTAACTGCCTCTAAGCCTATGGGCGATTACCTGCTCGTGACTGAGGCCGTCCTCAAAGAGGTATCACTTGTCGAGAGTGCCGCCTTTTCTAGTGCCTCAGTCGATGAAATTATGGCGGCACGTGCAGAGCTTGAGGCTGCGACAAGTACAAAAGAAAAAACCACTACTATTTCTACGACTATCGTAGAGATCGAAAAAGAAACAGAAACAGAAATGGAGGAGGCCGTGACCACTGCCCCTGAAAATACGTCGGAGGAAACTCCGGTAGATACACCGGTCGAGGCTGAAAAGGTCGAGGCTGCTCGTAAAATCATTCGTCCGTCAGTTACAGACTCTCAACGAGTCCGTACACCTATCGTCTCTATGGCTACATACACAGAACATAAAGTCAAAGCTGCACTAGGTAGCGATGACTCAAAACTCTATGTCACGGCCGCAGATGATAGTTTTGGTACTAACCCCGCATTCAATCCAACTCAATACCTCTCAGAGTTTGTAACTAATACACGCTTTCCGAGAAGTGCCATAGATGCTTGTAGCCGTGGAGTATTGCCTGCAACAGGCACCACAATTAACGTGCCTTCACTCGTTGATAGTAACGGTGGATTAAACGGTGTCGCACCTACCGTCACAGTAGAGGCCGAGGCTGGAGCCGTATCTAATACAGGTATGGTTACAGAATATCTAACCGGCACAGTAAATAAGTACGCCGGTATGAACACACTCAGCGTAGAATTATTGGAACGCACAAATGATCCTAATTTTTATGCTGAATTGACCAACCAACTACAAATTGCGTATATGAACGCAACAGACAGTGCGGTAATTTCTGCAATTAACGCAACAGGCTTTACAAGCACAGGCGTAGCAGCTACGGCGGCTGGCCTTATCTCTTACACCGCTGAAAGTACAGCTAACGTTTACAAAAACAGTGGCTATTTTGCGCAAAATTTTGTAGGCAGTACAGGTATTTACAACCTATTACTAGGTGCAGTAGATACTACAGGCCGTCCAATTTTCAACGCTTATCAGCCTAACCCTTCATCTCTAGCTAACGCTGGCGGTATGGTTAGTAATAATTCTGTACGCGGTAATATGCTCGGGTTAGATCTTTATGTCGATCGGTTTATGACCGCTGGCGTAGCAGATAACTCAGCGTTTATTTTGGCACCTGAGGCGTTTACAGTTTATGAGAGCCCTCAGGCTTATATGTCAGTAAACGTCGTATCTAACCTACAGGTACAGGTTGCTATCTACGGCTTTATGGCAACTATCGCCAAGATCCCTCACGGTATCTGCCGTCTAAATATCAGCTAAGTAAAAAAACCTAATAGTCGGTAGGGCTCTTAGCCCTTTGAGCCCTACCGGCCTCTTTTAAGATAGGAGTAAAAATGCCGGCTACATACGTAACCGAGGCTGAGCTACGCGCTAACCTTGGTATCGAAAACCTTTACTCCTCCGATATTGTAGAGACGTGTTGCCAGACTGCTCAGGATCTACTTAATCAGTTTTTATGGTTTGCCTCAGCTCCAGTAGTAGGTGTAACGCTACAAAATAACGTAGCTACGGCGATGATCGCTAACCCTATGACCTTTACTACGGGCCAGAGCGTAACCTTGAGTGGCTGCGGCTCAACCTTTAACGGCACGTATACGATTACCGGTACGATCCCGTGGAGCGCGGGTACAGTAAATCAAATCCCTAGCCTTGTCTTTAATCAGTTTTCTTTTAATTGGCCTAACGGTTTTAGCTTTATCCAATTTACAAAGGTAGCCGCTAATGTCAATTTCCAACGCGTATTACCTTACGGCTCAGCCGTAGGAGCAGATACAAAAACTAATTCTTATGCAACTACCCCGGCGATCCGCGAGGCCGCGATGATCCTCGCCGTAGATATTTTCCAAGCTCGCCAAGTCTCACAGACCGGCGGCGTAACGATCGACGGTTTTAGCCCTAGCCCTTACCGTATGGGTAATTCAATGATCGGCAAAATTAGAGGGCTCATAAGCGGCTATCAAAATCCTAACTCTATGGTGGGCTAAAGATGCCTGCCGCGATTACGACCCTACGAGCTAATCTCGCTACCGCTTTAGCTAACGCGAGCGCTTGGAATACATATAGTTTTCCACCTCCAACGATTACGGCTAATAGCGTTATCGTGGCCCCGGCAGATCCTTACATAACTCCTAATAATAATACTTATAACACTATCTCGCCTTTAGCGAACTTAAAAATAATTATGACGGTGCCTATGTTTGATAACCAAGGCAACCTAAACGGTATAGAGACTTTAGCGGTAGCAGTATTTAATAAACTCGCCGCCTCAACTATCGTAATGAACGTTGGCAGTATGTCGGCTCCTACAGTACTTAGCGTACAAAGTGGGGATCTACTTACGGCTAGCTTTGACATATCCGTACTAACGAGCTGGAGCTAACAAATGGCATATACAGAGGATGACCTAAAGTTTTTGCGAAAGATCGGGCAGATCGTAGACGAGCCTGCACCGGTCAAAGTAGCAAAAGAAAAACCAACTACTACAAACGAAAGCGAGGAATAGGTCAATGGCCGTATTTCTATCTAATGGGGTCGTGGTAACACTAAATTCAGTGGACCTATCCGACCACGTAACAAGCGCAACTATTAACCGCGTATTTGAGGAGCTCGAAGTTACTGCTATGGGCGATTCTGCTAGACGATACGCTAAGGGCCTAGAAACCTCTACGGTTACTCTTGATTTTCTTAATGACACTGCAGCTAGTGAAGTCCTACAGACTTTGCAGGGAGCGTGGGGTACTACAGTGCCTCTAACTCTCAAGCAGACAAGCGCTGCTATTTCAGCTACTAACCCTGAGTATCAGACTACAGTGCTAGTTAATAACACTACAGATATTAACGGTGCCGTAGGAGATATCTCTACTCAGTCAATTACGTTTACTTGTAACTCAGTTATCGTAGTAGACGTAACCGTATAACAAACTAACAAAGGGGCAACAAATGGCACGACTCAAAATAACAAGGGCTAACGGGGACGTAACCGAGCATCAAATTACGCCGCGTATCGAGTGGGCCTTTGAGCAATACGCAAAAAAAGGTTTCCATAAAGCCTTTAGAGATGACGAAAAGCAGTCGGACGTTTACTGGCTAGCTTGGGAATGTATTAGAAGCTCGGGAGAAACCGTTAAAAGTTTCGGCCCTGAGTTTTTAGACGGTTTAACAAAGGTCGAGGTCCTAGACGATGAACCTTTAGGCTAGGGCGGGACTCTTTAACTTATCAGGTAGCGCAGCTATCTATTAGGTTAGGGATCCCGCCTCAGTCAGTGCTGGATCTTGATACAGATATGTACAAGATGTTAATACAAGTGTTAAACGATCAAGCTAAGGAGGTAGAGCGAAATGTCGGTAGAAATAAAAGGCGTTAAAGCTACCCTTAAAGCTATCCGTAAAGTAGATCCTGAGCTGCTTAAAGAGATGAACGCCGAAATTAAAGCGGTAATGATCCCTATAAGAGACAAGGCTCGAGGTTACGCTCCCTCACCTCAGCCCGATAACCTTTACGGCTGGAATGAAAATACAGTAGGTAAAACTATTACGGCTCGTAACTCGGCCTTTAGGACTTTTAACGATGAGGGCCGCCTACGCTTGTTTCCACTTTATGACTATGAGACAGTCAAAAAAGGTATTTATTATAAAGCAGGCGGCACCGAAAAGAATAAAAACGGGGGGAGAGGTCTTTACTTTTTGGCTAAAAAATTTTAAACTAGCGGAATCTATGAAACTTACGGGCGAGCTAAATCGCAATCAAGTAATGACTACCGGT